TCAGAAGGGCAAGAAAGAGGTCACGCGCAAACCCATGACCTGGTTGCGCTTGGCCCCGTTCCAGCCACCATCCTTGGCAAGCAGCGAATCACCGCTGCTGTGGTACATGTCGTAGGTCATGCCCAGGGTGACGAACGAATTGAGCTTGTAGTTGAGCGTGAGCTCGCTCACAAAAGTGATATCGCCCTTGGCACCCTGTTGGTATGGCGTGTTGTCGGTGCCGACGCGCGTTGCCGATTGTGAAACCAGCGCGTAGAACTTGCCGAGGTCGTAGCGCATGCCGACGAGAAAGTTCACATCCTCGAGCTGCCCTTCACCCTTGGCATAGCTGGCGCGGCCAAAGCCCGCCCAGCTCTTGTTGAAACGGTAGCTGGCGGAGGCCATCACGGCGTTGACCTGCGGCGCTTTCTCACCCGGAACCGGCCACACGGCGTCCTTGTCGAAAAAACGGAAGGCGTCGATGTGGTTGAAGGTCAGCTGGTAGTGCTGCTGCTGGTCCTGGAAGTTCAGTTCGACAACATAGGCCGGATCGCCCTTGACCAGATTACGCGCAGCATCGAGGGTCTCACGATCGCCGAAGGCGTCGCCAGCGATGCCGGTGAGGGACAGGCCATTGCCATAGTCCTGCTTGACAACCAAAGCCACCGAGGGGAAGGGAGGCGCGACGACGCGGGTGGCGGCGTTGCCGTAGTCGTTGCCATGGTTCAGATCACCGCCGAAGATCGGATCGGCGAGATACCAGTTCGAGGTATCGATCTTGCCCAACATCACCATCGTGCCGCCCTTCAGGTACGTCGCCGCCAGTTCGTGCAGGCCAGACTTGTAGTCGACGGCCTCGCGCGAGGTCCCGGTGGTCTCGACGGTGTTGACACCAAAAGCCATCGGATTGGTGAGCGAATAGGCGCTGCCGCCGCCGAGCGTGCGGTTGTCGGCATAGGAGCCCATGACGGTCCAGTCACCTTGCTTGAACTGCAGCACGAACAGGTTCTGCAGGCGCCCGCCCTGGTCGGTCACGAGATCCGGCCGGAAGGGGCTGTGCCGGTTGCGCAGGGCGTCTTGCGTACTCTGCTGGAAAGTGACGTTGTCGAGGAGAAAGCCGCGCCAGCCATCGCTAGACTCCTGCGCCGCGTCTCGGGCTTGGGCAGCGCAGGAGAACAGGGTCGCGAGCATGAGAATTGACAGTTTGGCATCCATTTGAAAAGATGATACCTTGTCATATTGGATAAATCTGTGGCAGGACCAGACTACGGTCTTGAACTACTTGAAGTCGTACAGCACCGCTGCAACAGCTGACGCGGTGGTGAGTGCATGGCCGTTCGGTGGCAGTCATGATTTCCCGCGAACTTTTCGACCTGCAGGGACCGCCTGATGGCCCAGGCCGGCACAGACCGCTGCCCGCCATCGACGGACTGCTGGCGGCCACGGCCTTGCAGCACGACCTCATGCTAGACCAGAATGCTGTGCAAATCCATGAGAGAATTTGACAACAAAAATCCAAGAAAGAAGTAAAAAATGGCCATGGTCTATTGCCGGGGTTGCGGCAAGGAAGTCCACGAAACAGCGCCGACTTGCCCACACTGTGGAGCTTTGCAGCAGGTTGTATCGGGCACCCTCAAATCCCAGACGGTAGCCGGATTGTGGTGCGGCTTCCTTGGAGGCTTTGGTGCGCACCGTTTTTACCTCGGGAAAACTGTCTCAGGTATTTTGTACCTGCTCTTCTGCTGGACATACATCCCTGCCTTGATTGCCTCGGTAGAGATGCTGCTGATTGCATTTTCCAGTCAACAAACATGGGCTGCAAAACATAACGGTGGCACCCTCACCCCTCCCGTCCATTGGACCATCAAGGCACTGGCCGTGCTGGGACCTATTTTGATAATTACAGGCATTTTGGCAGCCATCATGGTCCCAGCCTACGAAGGCTACACGCAACGCGCCCAGCAATTTCAATCCTTGCTGCTGGCAGTCCCCATCATTGGCTGAAGGACCTCAAGCCCAGGTGATCTCGCCCAAACTCTTCTTCCGGCTCGGCGTCAACCAGTCCTCGCTGATCGACTGAAGTTGGGTTTTATTCAGAGTGATGAGAGGGATTTTTCGATCGAGGTCTGCTTGAGGTGACTTTGATCGACAGGGACTCTTCACTGCCTGGCACAGTGCGACGGCACAGCCAGGCGGGTTACCGCAAGTCAGTCGATGAAAAACCCCAAGTGAATCAATCACTTGGGGTTCAAAGTGGTGGAGCTGGGGGGATTTGAACCCCCGTCCGCACATTGCATATCAACAGCTTACGGCAATCGGTGCGAAATCGGTGCGATTCGACCGAATTTCATAGCCAATGACAGCCAACAATCAATTGTTACTTCGTGTAACACCGCTCCGCTTGTCGTGCAGCGACCAGGCTACGCCAGCCGCAGTGGCCACGCCACCGGCGATGGCCTCGATGCTCGCACCATCCAGCGAGTAGCGTGCAGCCAGCGCGCCGCCAACGGCGGTCAGAATATGGCGCAGCAGCGCCGTGATGACTTGAGCGTTCAGCATTATGGGCTCCCTGTTCAGTTGTCCTGCGCTGCGAGCAGCAGGTTCTCGGCGCCGCGCCGCGTCCAGCCGCGGCCGTAGGCGTCGAATGTGGTCAGGCTGGACCAGAAGCGCAGCCGGTGCGCGACAAAGCGCAGCAGCACGTCGTTGTGATCCATTCGTGTCAGCGCGGCCTGAGAGACCGCCCCCCAGGCTCCGTCATCAGCCACGCCGACCGCTCGCTGCAGGAAGCGGATCGCATTGGCGCGGCCATGGTTCACAGCTGCGTCGAACAGCTGGAATTTGACTGCCGGATGAGCCTCGCCCAAGACGCCCCAGAAGTCCTCTCGATAGATGCTGCGTGCCTGCTCCAGCGTCATGTGCTCAATGTCCAGGTGCGGGTAGCTCGCCGCCGAGACTCCGAACTTTGTCCCCTTGAGCTGGCCGGCGCCAGGCTTTCCGCCCGTCCAGTTGCCTGGGTCCTTTGCATCGCGAGTGAAGCCACCCTCATGCCCGATGAGTCTGGCAAACGCTGTATCGAAGTCGATCATTCCCACCATTTCCACCTCCACCAGTTGAACAGCATTGCGTAGCCAATTGGGTTCATGGTCAGCCCTCCTTCGCTCGCGTGCGGATGATCAGCACCGCGAAGCCCAGCATCACGGCGGTCTCGGCCAGCGTGGGGCGCTCGAGGCGCATGAGCTCGCGGTAGTCGTCTGGCTTGACGCCCAGGTGCAGCAGCGCGGGCGCGATCAGGCCGCCGCCGGCGCCCAGGGCCAGCAGGGACCAGGCCAGCGCTTTCAGGCTGTCGACCAGGCGCTGGTGCCGGGTCAGGCCAGGCGCACAGGGCGCGGTGCGCTCGAGCTTGTTCAGGGCCTCGGCCAGCACGATCAGCGACGCCATCCAATGCAAGACCTGCAGCGCGGTCATGCCGCACCTCCCTCGCGGTCAGGCTGCTGCGGCACGACGCGGGCCAGCACGGCCAGCAGCACGCGCTGGGCGCCACCGCCGACCGCAAACGCGCTGCCCAGCTGCGCCGCGTCCGGCAGCTGGCCGATCAGCATGACCATGGGCGCCAGGTAGCCGGCGGTCAGCGAGCTGGCCAGCGCGACCATCATGCGCCTCAACGTCGTTCTCAGCAGCGCCGACCAGGTGTCGCCGGTGCTGGGCACGCTGTTGAGCAAGATGATCGCGACCAGCGCGCCGGAAAATCCGGCGATCAGGATCTCGGGGCGCAGGCCCAGCGGGATGCCGGCGATGGTCAGGGCCGGCACGGCGATGGAGCCGGCGGCCAGGGTTGCGGCGGTGGTGGTTGTGGGCTCAACCATTACTGCCCCTGAAAGACATAACTTCCGCTCAGACTGACACCAGTCACGGACTGAGTAGCCATTCCGTATACCTGGATCTGACCGAGAGCGTTCACCTTCGCAATCAGAGGCTTGGTCAACCCGTTGCCATCGAAACCGCAGCACGACAGGTACTCGTCGAACACGGGTAATAGACCGGAAAGTTGTGCAACCGTGACCCAAGCTCCGACAGCGCCTGTAGCTCCACCAATAAGCTGACCAGAAATTCTGACACCTCCGCCATATCGAGCCGCCCTGAATGTTCCTTGTCCGTCAGTCCATGAGTTCTGAAACGTCACCGCGATCGACATGACAGAGGATATTCCACCGAGCGCGTTCTGAACGCAAGTGATGTCCTCTGCATTGAGTTCGTCGTTTGCGTTGTTTCGAACTCCCCACCCTGTGTTTTCGCCGGAATACAGTTTACCGTGACGCGCAGGGGCGTCGAACAGGTATCCATCACCACCACTTGAGCTCTTCGAGTAGCCGCTTCCGATGTCTACATTCTTTGCGCCATTGGCAACGCGGAGTCCGCCTTTTACGCACGAATTGAGGGCATGACGGCCGATCGCATATCCGACCGAATGCTCTCCGATCACCACAGCCTGAGTGATGCCACCACCAGCGCCGCTGATACCGCCGGCGGTGATGGAGCCGATGTTGACATCAACAATTGGTGCGTTCGTGGCAGCAGCTTCGGCGATCACATAATCAGCATTGATAGCGACGATTTTCCCAATCGTGATACTTGACAGGGACTGACTTTGAGCCTCAAGCAGGACACCTGCAGACGACCTGGATGCGTCACCATTGATGATGATGCTATTCAAAACAACTTTTCCAGCCGATGCACCTGAATCGGCCTTGATGATAAGGCCGTCCGCCGTCTGATATTTTGCAACGGTGGTGTCGCCAACGAAATCGTAGACTTTGATGACGTGTCCGTGATAACCGCCAATAACCTTAACGATTCCCGTCTGCTGGAACCCAGCTCCTGCTTGATTCAGGATGCAGTGAGTGTTCGATGCTGGGTTTCCTGCTACAACATCAGAAGCGAGCACGATGATATCGCCGTACTTGATGGCTGCATCGATCCCCACGTTGATGTTGCAGAATGCGTCGTTGTATTGCCCTCCAGCAAGGTTGACGCGCACCCAGTCACCGTAGTCAATCCCGAGATTGAACACGTTGAGACCCTTAGCCTGGTTGTAAAGCTGGCCTTGCAGGATGGTGCCTGATCCGTCAACGAGTCGCTTGTTTACGGAATCGTATTGCGGACAACCTTCACCGATGATTGATACGTTAGGTTTGGTGTTATCTCCAATGCCGAATATGCTGTAGCTTCGTTTTCCTAGTTTTAGCACTACACCCCCGTTCGATGGGATGGCGTTGTAGGCCGACAAGAAATTTCCACTGTATGGCGGGTGATCGACGTTGATGATATGGTGTCCAGATTTCAGATACTGCTCGATGCTCCCACCGCCTGCAGCTCCTATCATTGAAGCACCGCCACTTGCAGCCAGATCATCCGCCGTCACACCCTGAATCAACCGGAATTTCGAAAAGTCAAATGTCGTGCCAGTTGTGAACGGCAACGATGACAACTTCGGCGCGTACACATTTCCCTGATACTCAACAGTCTGCGTCGTCAGCGTCAGCGAGATTCCAGCCGCATGCGCCACAGGCGGCGCATATCCAATCCCGCCAAGCACAACATCAGCGGCTGCATCAATGCCGGCCATCGTGCGACGATTGACTCCGAACCTGTCGGTGTAATACTGACTGACTCCACTGACAACCTCATCCAGCTTTTCTGCATTGAAAAGCAGGTCGCTAGGGTCTTGGCTTGGGACGGGGTTGCTGGTCGGCATCAATCGGCTCCATAGATTCGGCTGTCGTACTGAGCCAATGCTAGGGAGACGGTCCCGTCAGCCGCCGGTCGAATCTCGGTGACGGTGTAGAGGCCCGCCGCCTCCATTTCGGCATCCGTCAGGCCGGCAGCGAATGCGTAGCGGCTGCCGAGCTGGCGCGCGCCGCCGGCGACGTAGACACCCGCTGGCAATGCTGCAACCTGGATGCCGTCTCCGGCCGGATAGCAGACCTGCGTCGTGCCGACCTGCCGCCCATCAGTCCCCGTGAACATGATTCGTCCGCTGCTATGGCCCTTCCAGTCAACAGGCTCGCTCGGCGTGATGACGTTGCCGCTGATCGCCAACACCTCGCCGGCCTGCAGCCCGTCGTCGCCCGCGAAGTCGTTCGGGTCGATCCAGCGAACCAGGGAGCCGATGCCCAGGCCACTGGCGTCTGCCAGGGCCGTATCGCTCACGCTGACACGCTGGTAGATCAGCCTGCGCGCCTCGAGCTGCGCGCGGTTCTCGGCCTGGGTCAGCGTCGTGCAGCCCTGCAGCTTGATCTTGCGCGGGTTCTCGCTGATGCCGGCCACAGGTGTTCCGCTGCTGATGTTCAGGCGGACGTAGGACTTCTTCGCCTGGGTCGCCTCATCAACATATTCGACCTCTACACCATCATTCGAGGCCGGCAGATGGGCCGCGTAGCTGATGGTCGAATCTCCGCTGGCCGCGAGGTTGCGGTAGTCGAGCTGCAGCTCGGGATACAGCCGCGCTTGGTCGCGCGTGGCGGTCCATTGCGTGCCGTCGCGCCACACGACGCACCTAGCTGTGTTGGCGACGTACTGCAGGCGTTCGCCCAGGCTCATGTCGGCATCATCCAGGCTGCCGTCAAAGCGCAGCAGCGGCGAGTTCTCGCCGTGCTCGGTGTTGATGGCGGCCAGTGCGGCGGTATCCAGCCCGGCGATGTCGTTGCCAGCGATGGTCCAGATGTGCGCCATGACGCAGGCGAAATTGCGCGATTCGCTCAGGGCGTCACTGGTCAGCGTCCTGACATGTCGATGCCAGCGCAGGTTGAACTTGCGGTCGCTGAAGCCCGTGGCCGCCAGTGTGGCCTTGGTCGTCACGCGCAGCACGGTCACGCCCGGCAGCACCTTGGTGGCGTAATGCCGCACCGCGTAGACCTCCTCCAGCTTCGCCACGTCTGCGCCCTGATCGCCGACCTGGGAACTGGTGCGCGTGAACTGGATGCGGTAGCGGCCAGAGCCAGCGCTTGGCGTCACCTTGGTCGTGTGGAAGCGCTGGTCGAACGTGTCGGCGGTGTAGGTATCGTCCTGCTGCTGCCGGGTGCCGGCAATCTCCACGCCGGCAGCGTCGACCTGCCACCATTCCGCCCGGATAGTCACGCTCCCCTTCAGGCCACGCAGGAAGACCGTGTTCCACCAGAGCCGATCCGCCGCCAGGGGCAGCGTGAAAGGGCCGACAGTGGTATCTGACGATCCATTCGGGGTGATGGAAAAGGTCGCCGGCTCATTGGTCCAGTCGGCCGCCCAGGCGCTGCTGCTGAGCGTGAACGTCGCGTTACCGCCGCCGACCGTGTAGCCCAGCACCGTGCACATCTCGCCGAAGCTCGGCACTGGGTCGCCTGCGCTGTAGGTGAACGACACATCGGCGGTGCCATCCGGCGCGAGCGACTTGAGTTGGTCCAGGTCGGCGCCATCAGGGATCGTGATCGTGACCGTGAACGAGTTCGCGCCACTGGCTGCCGTGAAGCTGCCTGACTTCGACAGCGCTGCAAACGGCACCGGATAGGCCAGCTCCTGGCCGTTGACCTCATCGCCGGCGAACGCTTCGTAGACATCCTGCAGCGTGGTCGTACCGAACTCCGGATATCCACTGGCCGCGACCGGCTCGAACACCTCGTAGCTCGAGCCGTCGATGTCGCCGATCGGTGTCTCGGCGTACTGCACGGCGGAGATAGCCCCCTTGCCGCGGCTGACGCACAGCCACTCGGTGACGAATTTCACCTGGTCGACGTACTCGATCGTCGAGGGCTGGATCAGGTCCGGCCAGACGCGGCGGTAACCGTAGACATCGGGGATGGCCTGGTAGGCGCGCGCTATGTTGGATTGCCCGGTCAGGCGGTTGTTCGGGCTGTCCTTGCCTGCGGCCCCGGTGTCGGGCATTTTCGGCATCATCGCGAACGCTACGACTGCTGATGCGACGGCGGCCACAATGACCCAGGTTGCAATCTCGACGCCAGTTTCTGGCCGATGAATGACGGCCACGCGATCCAGCACGCTCGGCGGCTCATCCATGCGCGGGTCGGTCAGCGGATCGACTGTCACGCCGTTGATGCGCAGCTCGCACCCGGCACCACCGCCAGGCATGTGCCGCGCGATGTTGTCCTGCAGGCTGATGGAGTGGTCGAGCTCGACCTGCTGGCGGCCAGTGATTCCGGCTGGGTCGTTGATGATGGTCAGCATGAGGTGTAGCGGTAGAAGCGAAGGTCGGCGTAGAGGTGCTGCATGGTCGAAAGCCTGGTCAGCCGCACGCTGCCAGGCCTGTTTTCCGTGCCATCGGAGTGCAGCACCATGCCGCCGCCCGCGACCACGACCCCGCAGTGATGCGGGATGCCGCTCTGCCAGCCGACAAAGCAGGCCGCCTCGTGCTCTGGCCCGCACGGCTCCCATCCCTGCCAGCCATCAGCGAACGCCAGGTTTTCTCCGGTGTCGGCATCCGGGCGGCCGTCGAGCTCGACGCCAAGCACCTCTCGGAAGTACAGCACCAGGAGCCCGTAGCAGTCGCAGGCCCGCCAATCGGATCGCCACTTGACCCACGGTATGCCGACTGCGCGGCTGATAAATTCGGATTGTGTGAAGCGTCCTGGCATCCGACCGATGCTAGGGAGGGCGTCAGATCAGCTCGAGGCCAGTGAAGACCGAGGGGTCGTAGATCACCCCTGCCTGCATCCTCATCGGGTTATTGTCTGTCGCCGTCACCTGCACCGCGTCCGCGCTGAACTGCACGCCGCCGGCCTCGGCCGCGTAGAGCTGCCAAGTCATCTGCGGCGCGGCCGTGTCACCCAGGTAGATCGCGTAGGTGACGCGGATCGGCTCGCGCGAGCCCGACGACTGGATCAGCTTCAACTGGCGCTTGAACTCGCGCCCGACGACCTGGCGCGGGAAGCTCATCGTCAGCTTGGCCTGAGTGTCTGACTTCTGATCCGGTGGCTTTATCGACATCGGCGCTGGCGTGTGCACATGGCTGCCGAGCGTGACCTCTGCGAACTGGTTTGCGACCAGGCGGAAAGGCGCATCAAAGGCCGGGTGCTCGAACACGATGCTGTGGTACTCGGCCAGCGGGGGCTTTGTCGCCCAGAATTGAGCTTTGTCCATCAGGTCGGCATCTCGCTGGTGACGGCCTGATCCAGTAGGCCGCCCCACTGCGCCCAATCTGGCAGCGCGACAATCAGGTCGGCTGAATCCAGGTAGGCGGCCGGGATGACCTGTGCGCGCGCCATGATCCGCGCCTGGTAGGTCCAGGCCTGTCCATCCTCGGCGGCATCCAGTAGGCCATCAGGCAGGAAGCGGCAGGTGTGCGTGACCAGGCCGAACTCAGTGCGGATCGGCAGCGTGAACTCATCCAGGCCGCGCCGGATCGTCATGGTGAACCAGAGCTGGAACGCGACCGCTTCGGTCTGCGTGAACTTGAAGCTCACATCCCAGAACACTGGCGCGTCAGTCCCGACCGCCTGCACATAGCCATAGCCCCGGCGCGGCTCCGACATGCGAAACGCCGCCGGCTGACCCCTGCTTTTTGAGGAGCTAATGATCGTTCTGAGGTGCAAAGGGAATGGCGCTGGCATGGTGTCTCATGCTAGGGAGGTCATCCAAATGGCAGAATGCTGAAAACTTGTCACAAGGAAAACTCATGAGAACGATGCTTTCAGCCGCGGCGGTTGCACTAGCTTTGGTGGGCTGCGCCACCGTTGAAACCGTGCCACCGCTATCGGTGGTCGATGTAGTCCCCGTCGAAGGCAAGTCGGCGTCGCAGCTTTGTCACGCCTCAAGGGACTGGGCTGCGCTGAACTTCAGGGACTCAAAGTCGGCGATTCAGGTCTTTGATGCCGATAGAGGTCAGATGATTGGCAGGGGGGTGCTGCCCGTGTACGTCATGGGTGTGCCAATTTCCGTTTCCTTCTCTATGTCAGTTGAATGCAAAGACGGACGCATTAGGGCGTCGTTCAGCGACTACGCCATACTGAACCGCCCCGGGTATTGCGGAGGCCCGGGGTTGTGA